CAACTTCCACCACTTCTAGTTCTTGATCATCTGCCCATTCGATGAATGGCATGACAAAAGGTTCCCAAGATGGTGGACATTGGCCTCCGCAAATGGTAGTCTCCAGATGCTTGTGACACTCAGTCCCCCAAGAAGATGATGTCACTTCCTCTCCCGTCTTCGGGTGAACTCTCATCCCCCACATCATGTCCATGATCTTGGTCTCGTCGTAGGTGGGGTGCTCCTTGGCGAGTTCGATGGCCTTCTTGGTTCTCCAAGTTTCAAAGAATGGATCAGGATATACCTTCAGCTTCTCAGTTACACTAGCAACTATGTCTTTGCCAGTGTTCTTGGCCTCTCTCCTAGCTTGGAAGGGAGTGGACAGGTCATCCCGGAGAAAGCCTGAGTCTTTTTTTATTTCATAAAAGTGTGCCATAGTATAAAGCGGGGGCCGAAGCCCCCGCAGGTTAACCAATACCACCAATACTAGAACACTTCAGCATCCTCGTGGGCCAACTCTCGGCCCTCTTGGATCGCTTCCCTGACCTCTAGCAAATCTTTTGCTATGCAATAAACAATGTATTTGAATTGCTCATTGTACCCACTCGTTTTAAAAGTGGGATCTTGTGATGCTACCTGACTTGCTTGATTGATGCAAGCCTGAATAGCAATTTCTCTGCCCTTGTCTACTCCGCTGCTGCCGTTGCTGGAATAGCTCGGTCGTTTGTAGACCGTCTCGGTTCCATCACTGGATTGGTGTCCGGTGTACCCTTGACCATCTTGTGGAATCTCTCTTGGCATTGAGATTTTCCATTTGATGTGGCCCTTGGGGGTCTTGTATGTGCTGTCGGTCGCTTCTACTGTGCGCCCAACTTCTGCCCAGCGTGGGGCTTTGCTTTTGCCGTTGGCAACTCCTTTTGTGCCATCGTCAAATTCTAACCAGAA